GAGTTTGTATTTTTATTGACAGGAAACGAATTTTATGGAATGGGATCGGAAAAACAAGTATAAAACAGATAGCTTTTATAGATTTCTACTGCCTGATGTATTTTTCCGGGGATTTTTGAGATTTTATTTGATTTTGTTTTACATTTCTACGTTTAGAATACTTCTGGTTAGCCCTTGTCAGATCCTTGATGATCGTTTCATCAAACACCTCGGAATATATCTCTGTTGTCTTGACCGATGTATGCCCCAAGAGTTTTTGGACGGTGGTTATCGGAACGCCTTGATGTACCAACAGAGTAGCACAAGTATGACGACTTGTATGGTAGGTAAACTTCTTGCCGATACGCGCCATCCTTCCCAATTTCTGCAACGTTCGGTTGGTATCGGAATTGCAGCCTAATGCAGCCAGTTGTTCGATACTGTCGTACTTCCGCATTATACCCAGTGCCTTTCCGTTAAACAGCAGATATAGCGGGATATTGAGTTTTACGCCTGTTTTGATGCTATTCATAACTAGCCATTCCTTTCCATCAACTGTTACGAGATTTTTATAAGTCAATTGCTTGAAATCAGAGAATCTCAATCCGCAATAGCAGCAGAAGAGAAATGCGTCCAGTATATGCCGGCTGTTGTTCTTCCTGTCCGGCAGTTCAAGATTCTCCAGCTTCTCCAAGTCTGCGGGCATCAAGAAGTTATGTTCCTTCTTCTCTTTCTTGATCTTGAACTTACGGAAAGGGTATGCCTCCTGTAATATATAACCTTCGTTTATTGCTTCGTTAACCAAGGTACGCAGTATTCTCATGTGTTTTCCTACCGTGTTTACCTTCAATCCTTTGTTGCGCAGAAATGCGTCAAACTCCTTTAGAAACGTATAGTTTATATCGGTAAACTCTATCACGCTCCGAAATTCCTTCAAAGTGGCTACCGTGCCCAGCATGTTATCCTTGGTTCCCGGTTTTCTATCAGAATTCTCTATCGTTTGTATTGCAAATTTTAAAAAAGACACAACTGGTTTAATTCCCTTTTTTACAGCCTCCTTTAACGTGGAAAGGTTTGATTCAAGTCCTCTTTTCCAATAGCTAAGTTCTATAGCCTGCAACTCCAGTATTTTCTCATATAGCATTGCGTTAAGCTCATTCGATTGCGGATGGTTAATTACTTGAGCGCCATCCTTACTCCAACACTCCGGCTTTAGATAAACATTGGTTTTAAAATATACCTTTCTCTGATTCAAATAGGCTTCTATTTGGACTAGGGCTGTCCCTTGTCGATTTAACTTGTTTTGTCGGTTATAAACCAAACGGTATCTGATCTTCTCTAACATATTCAACTTTTTGTTTTTAAAGTTAAAAGAATCTTCTGTATTTACAAAATAAACCACAAAAAATGCTTCTGGGAGGACTAATGAACAGTTTGAAGCTGTTCCCGTTTATGCCCAAAGGTATATTAAGTACAGACGAAGAGGTAAATAGTGCAACTGCAAGCGGAATGTATCATGTATTCGGACGAGACGGAATTAGTGTTGTTTCAAATTATTCCATAATGATAGTTTTTAACGATGGACAAGGATATGTCATTCAAATGACATTCCGTCTAGGTGAGGATGTTGTTGGTTTCCGCCGTAATTATGATGGGAAATGGGGAGATTTTAGGTCTTTTGTATTGGCTTCTTAGAAACATGGATTACCTTTGCACCGCACATGGCGTTGTGCATATCAGGATCGGGTGGCACCGGTTTGTACCGGACCACCCGTTTTTTAATCATGTCAGAAGTAGTTATCTGAGATCTTATATGTAATAAAACACAAAAGTTCCATAGTTAATGGCTGTTAGATTCTTTATTAAAATGTTACCGTTGTCAGACTCTTTATAAAGAGCTATTTTCCCACTATTAGAAGATTTATTGGTTGTAAAATAATTATCGATATTCTGTGTTATTAGCATTATATTAGATGATCCTGAATTGAGAAAAAACACACATGATGCAGATGTTGCATTAATTTTAAAACGTATTAATCCTGTATTCACACCAGTATCTATTATCTCATTTGCTCCAATATTCATTTCCTTACATTTTACCAATCTATTTTCCAACAGTTCTCCCAGCATTGTAGCTAGCTGCTGTTTTGTAACTTTTGCCACGTCATTCCCTTTTACAACCAACGCATAATCAAAGTCTGTCAACTGCGATACTTGATTTAATTTTTTGTCTGTCATAATCGTATTTTTTTTAATTATTTATTACTGCTTGATTTTCTACCACTTGAACATATCCACCCGAAACAAGATTTTCCAAGTCGAATGCCATACCTATTCCGCTGTCACGGATACAGAGATAAAGAACTTCCTTATCGGTGTAATACTTGCCTTCTTCCAGCACCATGTTATGTACCCAAGGTATAGGATCATCCAGTGTGCCGGAGTGCTCTATCTGCACAACCTTGTACAAGGATTCCGTACCCGTTCCCGGCCTCCAGTCCTCCTGCGGTGTATGTTTCTGTATGACCTCATAGAGCGTGCCGCCATAGCGGAAGCGGAACTGCACATCAACCTCCGTACCTATCAGATCCTCCCATACGGGGAAGTACTCTTTCTTCGCCAATGCTTCCTCTACAGTAAGCCCGGCATTGTTAATGTTTGCCGCAATATCGTTTAATAGTGTATCCACACGATCAAGTGCTTCAACATCTATCGTTCCCGTATCGATGAAGGACGCTTCGGCAATCATCTGCTTCTTCTGCTTTGATGTGATTTCTTTCCACATAGCCACATCCTCAGGGCTGTTTATCAATACCTGATTCTCAAATCTTCGTTCCGACAGAGGCATATCCTCAACCTGTGTCAGATAACAATCATAACCTGCTTGTAATATCATATCGTTTACTTAATTAAATCCATACGTGTTATATACCAATGGTTATTAAAAGCCTTCATCTCCAAAACATAAGGCCTTGCCATCTGAATTTCTGTTTTGTTATTGTAAGCTCCCACCAGTCCGCAGAAATAGTTCGTAGCCTTGTATTTATCCGGGTTCTTGGCCGCCCTTGATGTCATATCAACCACAAACTCCAGTTTCAATCCGTTCCATGATGATGCAGGAGGAAGAGTTATGGTTCCGCCCAAACCGTCAGCAGAGAAGAACGTAGATCCCTGAGTAGACGGATTCACGGTCATATTGCCTTCCGAATCAGCCAGACTATCCATATCACTTCCCGGTGAGTAGAGAAGAGTGGCGGTTACCGTACCCCCGATATTCGCCTTCGTTGCGACAAGATTTCCATTCTGATCCACGCGGAACGGAGCGTTTCCCGGAACCTTACCTCCAGCCCATATCCTTATAGGTGTCGTACCGGCTTCCTTGCTGCTTCCTCCTGTAAAACCGGCTACAATATTATTATTTGCATCCTTAATCAATAACTCATTGCCTTGGACAAAATCAAGACTGGCGTTCTTGGAAATAATAAGACTGGTATAGATAGGACCGACATTGCTTAATTCCGTCCAATAGGTGGTATTGGCATAGGTTATGGAAGATGACGATGTATGGGTCTTGATACACTTATAAACATCCCATCCGTCCACCGCACTATTGTTTCTTACCATTACGATATCAATATACCGCGTGCCACTTGTAAGGTCCTCGTCATTCCTGTACGTCACGCCGGACGCCCACTCGGAAGACCGTATAATACAGCCCTGTATTCCTTGTACGCCCTGATCTCCCTTATCTCCTTTGTCACCTTTCTCGCCATCATCACCCTTGTCGCCTTTTGCTCCGGTATCGCCCTTTTCGGCCCATACATCATATTCGGCCGCGTTCTGCTCGCCTGTCAAGCAGTAACCGCCATCGTTGAAAGTAAACCGATTACCGGCATTGTCTGTCCAACACCATAAGGGAGGATTGGTAGTGGATGCCTTGGCTACATAAGAGCCGCCACCCATCGAAACGACACCCATCTTGGGTACAACCATTCCGGTCTTGAACTGCCCCATCTGGGTGTAACCGTCACCCTTGTCGCCCTTGAATTGCGACCACGTGTAGTCGGCAGGATTGCTGCTCTCCGTAGCGGTTTCCTTGTTTACTGCGATACCTATGTATTTGGTGTTGTCATTCGGCTGCTGGTACATTCCGCTTCCGTCCGCATTGTCCGAGTAGGCTATCCATGTGTAATAGGTTTTCCCGTCGGCACCGACAGCACCCGGAACGCCCGGTTCGCCCTTGATGTCACTCCACTTGTAATCGGACGGATTGTTACTTTCCACAGCGGTTTCCTTGTTGTATGCCAGTCCGATGTATGCTTTTCCTGTGGGATCATTGCTGATTCCGTTTCCCTGGGCATCATCCGCATAGCGTATCCACGTGTAATAGGTCTTTCCGTCCTTTCCCGGAGTACCGGGAACACCGTCGGTGCCATTGATCCCGTCCGTACCATCTCTTCCCGGTTCTGCTAATACATCATATTCAGCAGTATTTACTTCACCCGTCAGCACATAACCGCCATCGGCGAAGGTAAACCGGTTGCCGGCATTGTCCGTCCAGCACCACAAGGGAGGATTGGTAGTGGATACCTTAGAAAGAAACGAACTTCCTCCCATTGTAA